AGTAGTTATAGTAGCCGTAAATTCAGCTTCATATACGTGTCCAAGAGTAGATATAGCAGATGTTACTCCTGCATGGTTATCTACGGTGTCTTTGCGGGCAATATCATCACTTGCACTCGGCGCAGCTACTTTAGCCCTGCCGTTAGCGTCACGCATGATGATTGTATTTGCTGTAGCCGCTGAAGTTGCACCGTGTACGCTGGTTTGTGAATTATGTGCATCCACCTTAGCCTGTGCGCCTGCGGGGGTCTCATGACCACTATGAGGAGCTGCTGCATCTATATGCGATTTTGCATTAGCAAGAGTTGTATCCGGCACATCCCACCAGTTCGTTTTCCCTGTGATTGCCTTAATCCTGTTCGCAAGCCAAGAGAAAAGCTGAGCAAGAGTACCATTACCGGGTGATGTCGGGGCCTGTGTTTGGTCGACGGTTATTTGGGTGCCCGTTACGTCGATGTTGTTTATCTGCTGTTGTATATTACCAAAACTAGTATCAATTTTGTCCATATTATTATTGATTACCGATATATCAGCCGTTTCATTATCAAGAGGTTTTTCTAAATTTAAATTCGGTGTCAAATCTGGCATTATATCACTCTCCTTGTCTTTAATTCTCCCCATGTACCTGTTTTAACAACGGCCCAGGTTGTCTGCTTCACTTCACCCCAGATTGTATAGGTAAAAGTATAAGTAACTGCCAAATGCGCCGGCTTCAATTCTGCTATCGCATTTTGCAGGTCTGACAGGTTTGGAGGAATCCCCCTGTTCCCTATGAATTTAACCTCGAAACTATACGTTTCAGGGTGTTCGATTATGTCTACTTCTCCGTTGTTGTAGCTTTCAGCTACAGTTTTTATGAGCGCGGGGGTGACGTTGCCGGTTCCTTTTATCTTTGATAGGATTACGTCCCTCCGGTATGCAGCTTCCTTTGAGTTATCAGCAGGTATCGTGAGCATCCTTTCCCAATATCCCAGCCCCCAGGTAGCGGTATTAACGAAGCATTGCGCCAGGATTTCATTCACAGCATTATAAATATTGTCTAGCTCTGCCCCCTGGGCGTTGAATATCTCAATGTATTCTTTTATTTCCTGGAATATTTCAGGCACAAGAGCCTTCATTTCCTCAGTTTTATTCATTTACAGTCACCGTCCCGATTACCGGCGTTTGGCAGTTTGCAGCAGTGTACGATATTGGGATGTTTGATGTACCACCATTCACCGTCAGGTTTGAATAATCAACCACACCCGGGGATTCTAGTATTGCATTTCCGATTTTGGCATAGCTCACAAAATCGTGCACAAAAGTTATAGACTTAAGATATTCGGATACGCTTGAAGTTATATTATTGGTAACCTGTTCCAGCGTATAGCCGTTTGCCCTGGATACCGTAACCAACACGTTTATATTCAACTGCGTGGCCGCTTCAACCGTGACACTTGCACCGATAGGGCGAACTGTTTCAATATACTCAGCCACTGCTGTTACAACCTCACTGCTGGCCGGTTTTTTATCAGTATCTATAAGCACAAGTTTTACCGTTCCATTTCCGTTCCAGGTCTCAAATACTTTTACTCCCCCGACACCTTGCACACTTAACGCCCACAGTTTATAATCATTTAAATTGCCCGATGTAGTGGGCAACTGTACTTTTGTAAGTGTACGCTCCCTTAAAGCCTCATCCGTTTCCTCGTCCTCGCCGTATGTGATAATATCGGATAAAAGAGCGGATCCTAATCCAGGTATGTTATCAATAGGAAGCAGATCCCCTACAGGAATATTTCCCGTCGTTCCCAGAGTTTCGCATGTCATTTCAAATACGCCTTCCGATATCTTTTTAGTAGCAACATATACTATTCCGTCAATCCCGAACCTTGAGCCAAGAGGCACGTTGAAGGGATTGTTTGAACTGTCTTCGAAAACCCCTTTTCTTATCGCAGCTGTAGCCTGTTTCCTGTGTACCCCATACTGCGAGCATATTCTTGTCAGGTATTCGCCCTCAGACGTGTCAATAAAAGGTAGCTTCAGGAAGTTTTCCATAAGAAAATACGCCTGTGCAAGCTCATATGCCGCCGGAGCAAGGGCATTATAAATAATGCTTCCCTCTCTCTTATCAATGCTGTCCGGAACTCTGGCCAGCATGGAGCTTAATATATTCTCAAATGTCATGTCCTCATACATCAGATATTCACCGCCAATCCCGTATTAAATGAGCCGAAATTGCTCACAACTTCAAATTCTACGTACAATTCGTCGTCCTGTCTGGCAAATTTAAAACTGCTAACGTTTAAAATCCTGTCATCCTGCATCAATGCCTCTCTGATTCTCCGCTTTATTTCGGCAACAATATACGAGTATTCTTTGCCAATCAGGCTTTCAAGCTCTACACCGTAGTTCCAGCTGTATATCGGATATACATATCTTTCAGTAGATAAAATAAGCTGGACAGCTTGTTTTACTGCTTCCAGCCCATCAGTATATCCTTTTATCGAAACTTCGCTTTTCGTAGTGTTAATTTTATAAGTTTTAGAAGGCTGTTTAATCTCATTGATTTCAATGCCTCCAATATTACTTGCCGGTATCATCCCCTCACCTCCAGGATGTAATACTGCTGCCCGCCCTCCTGTTGTATCATAAGGACCTTTTTGCCTATGTCGTACTGGGTTAATGCCGGGGGCCACACAACCATTTCGGCGGGTATGATCAGTTTTTCATTTACTCTTACCGTAAGCGGAGCAACACTTTCAACCTTCCCAAATACAAGCCTTGCGGGTTTCATGCTGTTTATATAGTTTTTAACGATTTCCTTGATAGCCTCAATCATAACATCAACTCCAGGCTCATAGTATGGATATTGTTTTTAAATGTATGCTTGCAGGAATTTACAATTACATACTGGTTTATACCTAGGTCAGATATATTTACCAATATCCCACTTCCTGCCCTTAACCTTGTATCGCCTAACGCCTCAATAGATAGAGTTTTTGTTTCAGAATTCATAAGCTTTAAAAGTGCATTAACTTTAGCTTTAATCTGCTCAGGATTTGCGTTTTTATCTGCCGTTTCAAAGTATTGGAGTATGCCCCATTTGCTAAAACTGCTACTGTCCTGGGCTATATAAACGTCCCTCTTGCCTGTCGTTTCATTATCTTTTGAAATCTTTATAAGGTTATATGTGTTCTCATCAATACTCTGGCCATACTTATACCCATACGCCAGGCTTGCATCGCCAATTACAAGAGGAAGCCTCATGTTCATAATATCTGTGAGCGCTAAGCTTCCGAAATTGTCATAAAAGGCATATTTTCGGCCTGTACCTACCAGCGTGGCAGATATTCCGTCATATATCATATCCAGGTATGTCTGGTTGTCCTTTATCGATGTGGGGAGTTTATACCCTGTATTGTCCAGTTTCCCTACCCTAAGCTTAAAATAATTTGCGATTCTTTGTATAAGCTCATCAACACGCAGGTCCTTTACAACAAAGGTATCTTTTGCTTTAAGGTATCTTAACTGATCATAGACAACAACAGAAACAGCGTTATTCTGTTCTCTTTCGCTGCTGAAAATGTAGCCATAAAAAATATTTGCGTTGTTATATTTGAACCTTACCGCGGATCCGTTTGCAAACAATACCCCGTCATAAAGGTAGCTAAAATCCAGCTTGCTGCAGCCGTTGTTCAATCTGTCACTAAAAGATATATCTGTCACAATCTCTGATATTTCGTATATTTTGCCGTCAGCTTTGTTTTCAACCAGTAATTCTATCATGCCAATGATATCACCTGCCCTACGCGGATCAGAGCCGGATTTTTAATGCCAGGGTTGAGCTTTACCAGCTGAGGGTATTTTGAACCATCTCCCAGGAAGCGTTTTGCAATTCCCCAAAGCGTATCCCCGCTGGCTACGGTATACGTTTTTGGTGTGGAGGGCTTTCCTTCTCTTGCTGGCATGGCAGTACTTGCAGCTTGCTTAGTGCTTGTAGTATTTTGCCCCGAAACAAATACTTCCTTTTTTTCAAAAGGCTTATACTCAGTTAACTTGAAGCTAACTATATAATCTCCTTCTTCACCGGCGTTTTCGGAAATGTCGAGGCTTTCAATTAAAACCAGTGTAGAAAGGTCATCCCCTTCATCGTTGTTTTTTATAAACCTCACAGGTTCTTTTGCTTCCATCCACTCTTTAAACTTATCCAGGTAAAAATCTGCTGGTTTAAAATCACCCGATGTTACAACATACCTGTACTGTTTGCTTGGTAATTCTGCTTCAAAGCTGTATTTATCAAGTTCAGCAGCTGCAGCAATAGAGATTTTACCTAGTTTGAGCACATCATAAGTCTCTACCGCCTGCCCTTTTTCAATCTTTATACTTTCCGGATTTACCGGAAGCCTTATTGTTTCATTATTTTTATCAAAAAACACAGCATAACTCATTAGGCATAGCTCCCTTCAGCAGCCATAGCTATTTGCTCTTTCAGTATTTTTTCGATTCTCCCGGTAATCTTATCGACATCAGCTTCTTTTGTCACGTTTCCAAATGATATGCGGATGTTTGGAGCAAGTGTGGTAGTACTGTATTTGTTAATATACTCGCGTTCGGCAATATCCTTGAGGTATTTTAAATCCTCCTCTGATATGTCAACCTTTCCGGTAACAGGAAGTGCGCCGTTCTTCATGTATTTATCTATGCCTGGCATGTCAGCATTCCCGGCCTTCGGGTTCATTATATTTGCCAGCTTATTAAATGCCCCCTGGACGCCATTCACAGCCAAGCTACCTAGCTTTTTGCCCCAGTCCTTGCCAGTATCAAAAGCAGCAGAATAATCTATTTGTTCAAACCTTTTAAGCTTAACAACGTTTTTATCGCTCTTTAAGCTGTCACGTTCTGCTTTTAAGGCATTAAGAAGATTTTCCATGCCGCCTGTAGTATTTACTTTTAAACCGGGTATAGAGTTTATAACTTTTTCAATGCCTTTTGCTATGTTTGTCAAAAAGTTCAACGCATTAATAGACAAGTCGTAGAAAAGCTTTTTAACAGCATATACAGGATCTATCCATACATTTGCAAAAAATTCTGCTATAGAAACAACAATATTTGCAAAAAATGCAAACTTGTTATACAAGAAGGCAAACAAAACGCCAAATACACCACCGACAACGCCTACAACTTCAACCACCGTACTGCCGAATTTAATCATGGCGTAAAGCAGCAGCCCTATGGCAGCGCCTATCAGCAGTATAGGCCAATTTGCAGCTAACCACGCAGCAGCCTGGGCCAATATCGGCTGGACCATCAGCCAGAGCTTTAGCGTTAAAAGCGGTATCTGTGAAAAAGCCCATGCAGCTATTGCTGTTCCAATAACAAAAAGTATCGGTTCAATAATCCCCCAGTTTGACTGTATCACATTTCCGAGCCATATAAACCCATCTATTAAAGTGCTTACTCCTGATGCAACAAAGTTTATTCCCTGCATAAGTTTTTCAGTAAAGCTTATAAACGCAGGGGAATTAATAGCCTTGTTAACCTTTTGTATCACAGGTTCAAAAGCTTTCAGGGCTTTATTCCCAAACTGTGTAAATACGTCAGCAAAGGTCCTCGGCATTCTCTCAAATTTCTTGTTGATGTCAGTGCTTGCTTTAAACATGGCGTTTTTAATTATATCTGCAGTAATAACACCGTCAGCTGACATCTTCTTAAGTTCACCTTTTGACTTCCCTGTAAACTTCGCAATGGCATCCGCAATCATCGGAGCATTTTCCATGATTGACCTGAATTCATCCCCTTGAAGCTTGCCTGCAGCCATGGCTTGCGTAAGCTGATACAATCCTGCCTGCTGCTCCTGAGCACTTGCTCCTCCGACTTTAAAAGACTTCTGTACCAGTTCGGTAAACGCAATAAGTTCATCATTGCTTTTAAATGCATCTTTAGCAAGCAGGCCCATTTTTGCCACGCTGTCAGCCATAGCCGTATAAGAACCTCTTGACCGTTCGGCCGCCCTGAATATTTTGTTCTGAAGCTCGGCGTTGGTTTGTAATCCATCATTAATGAGCTTAAGCCTTGCTGCTGTATTTGTGTAATTATCTGAAATCTCCATGCCTTTCTTAGCCGCCTGAACAGTTAGATAAGCAGCTGCAAGATCTTTTAACGCTCCAACCAGGGAAGTTATTCCTCCTGCCCCCAGGCTTGCCCCGGTTTTAATTTGAGAAAGTTTCCTGTTAAAGATGTCTGTAGTATTTGATATGGCCTTTATTTTATTCTCTGCTGTTGTAGTGCTGGCCAATATTCTATTTATTGCGCTTGTGTACCTGTCATTAATCCTGAACACGGCCTCCAATGTAGGCAAGGCTACCGCCTCCTTCTTTTAAGCCTGATTTTACTTGCTTCTTTCTTCTCTTCCTCAATCTTTACAAGGGTACTGGCATAAATAAAAGCCTGCTCTCGTTGAGGAAGGCTTATAAACACATGCGGCAGCATGTGAAGTTTTTGCAGGGCATAGTGTGCCATATTCGCCTCACTATCGCCCTGCTTTATCAGTTTTTTGCTTCTTCCACCAGCTCGTTTATATCCTCATCCAGCCCCGCAAGCTCCTGTACTTTCTGGGCAAGTACCGCAAATTCGCCAATAAGGAGCATTTTCTTCAATAGATCAACTTCGCCAAGGACACCATAAGCTTTTTGAAGTTCAGCGTTTTTCAGGTCAGGATACACAACAGCAGAAGCTACCAGTTCGTTTATATATCCCTGGCGGTCAAAAGTTTCTGTCCCTGTTTTCTTGTCCTTTTTAGTATATTTTTTCATCAAAAGGTCGTTTTCTTCCTGTGTGACAGGTTTTATCTCCCACTCAACAGGCTTGCCATCCTCAACGAATCTTTTTGATACTACTACTTTTTAATTCTTAGGCACTATTGGATTTAAAAAAGCTTTAAGGCTCATCACTAAAACCCCCGTTTCAGTTATTAGTTTATCTACAGGATCGCTATATTGACCGCTTTCCTGTTTTCTTTGCAATTCTTCAAGCCATAATTTATCCATCTCATTTTTCAGCTGTTTGCTTATCATATTTTATCACCTGTAATTCTGCGGCAGCTTAAAATCACTCAAAACCTCAATGCCGTCAGCAGTAAAATCGGTATCGAACGTTGCCATATCCTCGCTGTCAGAGTCCAGCAGTGAAAGCAAATCGTTGTTGAAAATCACCCCTGTCAATATAACTTCCCTTGCCCCGACAGTGCTTGAAGGATCAAGGTTTTTAAGCTGAAGCTTTATATTTGGATAAACTCCTGTCTTAAGATAATTCAGCGTGGCTTTGAGCAAATCTCCATTCATAAGGGCCAGTGTCGCAGAACCGGTTATTTTTGCGCCAATAACTTTATGCTGTGTGATTTTGTTTCCCAGCATCCTTTTTTCAAGGACTGTTTTTTCGATATTAGCCTCAATCTTCACAACTTCAAACAATTGCCTGTTCTGGCCGTTTATTGTGATATAGGCTGTACCTTCATTGGTTGAAAGGGTATCTGAAAGCCTTGTAAAGTTTTCGCTCATATATTATCACCCCACATTGACCTTGATATAGATTTTATTTACGCTATCCACAGGCTGAAGATTTGCTTCAACAATGACAGCATCAATATCTGTCCCTACGCTTACAGTAACATCATCTGCACCCTCAAAATTCTGTATCGCCCCGATACTCTGCAGCTCATTGCAGTACTGGATTATAGCAGCCCTTAAAAGTTGCCTGCCATCTTCATTGTTGTTTATCTTTCCGACATACTGGGCTTCAAAAATTTCCTGTACGTCAGTCTGGAAAGCATCCAGCACCCTCATTACACGATTGCTTCTCCAGGCTTTTGATTTTGGAGCGGCAAAACTTGTGAGACTGTTTATATCATACTCTACAACTGCATAGCCATTCTTTGCTGTAAACACCATATGTCCGGCTGTAATGGCAGCTTCGATTTCAGCATTTGTAAGCCGCGGGTTTGCGTCAACGGCGCCTTCGTATTTAGCAAATGTCAGACTTTGGTTCACCTTTGCAGCCGCCGTTGCTCCTGCAACCCATGCACATGCTTCAGCCGCAGTTAGAAGTGTGCCGTCCGAGAGTTTAACACCGTTCTTGACACTGATTACATACTCCTTGTCTGCCGTATTATTGGCCATAACACACTGGACCATTTTGCCGTTGTTGGCCCTTTCGCTGGTGACATGATTGATGTATAAAGTCTGGTCTGCAGGGTTTGTTGAAAAACACGCGATGGTATTATAATCCTGAACCTGCAGCGCTGCCAAAAACCCGGCATGGTTAAGTTCAGAATTATCATCCGCACCCCCGGTTAATGTTTGGGTGGTTGCCGCAAACACTCCTGTACCCGTTATGCTTATCCAATCATTGGCGATAAAATCAGATACATCTGTCAAACCTGTCTGAACGTCAACTGACTTCCCTGATACTAAGGTCTCAACGTCCCAGGCTGCTCCATTTTCCGTTATTCTTACCGTTATGTCGTTGCCTCTGGCCCCTTTATATTTTGCAGTGGCAACAACATCCGTTGCAAGGGTAGCGGTGGCCGCCGTGCCCTCATTCACCCTATAAACAAGCGCTTTTTGGGCACGTTTCAAAGCCTCGCGGAGCAAAAGCAGCTTTGGATCAGATAGCTCGTAGCCAAGCTTTGGAAACGTGCTCTCGCCCTGGTTGACTTCAATTATTGAACCTACAGGCCCCCATGAAAGGCTAAGGGGCAATGCAACTGTGCCTCTGTCCGAAAGTTCTATGGCCAAAGACGCTTCGGTTGAAAAATTTATATATACGCCCGGCCTTACTTTGTTTTGAGTAGTAAAGGTTCCTGCCATCTTTTTTCTCACTCCCTTTATTCAAAAATAATCTCGTTCATTTTTTCGCATGTGGAAGTTTTTATCTCCCGGTATTTAACTATAAATTTTACGTGAAGAACATTATCAGTAATACTTGATGTCTTATTCATGATCTTGTAGCCGTTTAAAACGTCAAAGGCCCTTAAGATGTTCTGCGATACTTCATAGCATTCATTTTTTATGTCGTATTGGGCTTCTGGGAAATAGGCCACGTCAAAAGAAACCGAAGCGCTGTATTTATCATGAATAGCCTTTTTGTATGAGCTTTCAATCAGGACTATTAAAAACGACGGGGTTTTAAATCCTTGCGGGACATTCTCGTCATAAATAGCTGCCTGAGGATAAAGCTCTTGCAATTTATCAGCTATCGCCTGTTTTATTTCATTTACCATGTCTGCGCTTCACTTCCTCTACAGCTTTTTTGAATTCTTCAACCATAGCCCTATCCACCTTTCCCATAGCCTTTTCAAGTATGAATTTCCCTTTTACAAAACCTACTGTTTTGCCATACCTTACAATCCTGTGCCCGTTGTTGACGTACAGGGCATAATCAGCAGCGTTAAACAGTTTTTTTTCCACCCCACCGTTTACCTCCAACGTTGGCGTGGCAAACCACATTCTGCGCAAAAAGCCGGTATCCACAGGAGTATTCTTTTTTACATCAGCCAGCCCAACATTTACAGCTTTCGTTAGCACTTTTTTATCTATCGCTTTTACATCTTCAAGCATAAGTTCAAGTTCTTCCCTGAACTGCTTTAAGCGGATCTCATTTGCCCTTTGGTTGGTGTTCATGCTTTTTCACTCCTGGTTGCGGCAACCTCAATGTGTCTGCTGTAATAAAAAGGCTTTCCGGCAGTGTATTCCCTCACACTGCCGTTAAACTTTATGACGAGCTTATCGCCGGGCAATATATCAGCTCCAGCATCAAAGAATACCTTATCGCTTGTTTCAATGGCCGGTGTTTCTCCATTGCTTACAGCAGGAAGTTTCCCCTGTGACAGGTGGCAAGGCAAGCTTGAGTATTTTAAAACCTCTGCATGCTTTGTTATCCCGTTTATAACCTGAGATTCTATTCTGTATACATCGCAGACATGCTTTCTAAACCTGTTTAATATGCTCATTTTGCCATCCTCCTGTACTTGTTCAGTTCAGGCTTGAAACTTAACACAACATCTTCGGCGCTTCTTGCATAAGTTGTCGACACATCACCCTCTTTGATACTTTGAATGGGCCCATCCCTGACACCTGCAAGTTCCTCAACCATTGAAACAATTGTATAAAAAAGTCCCTGCGGCAACTCATCTCTGTGAGTATACGCAAGGACCTTTTCTTTAACCTGGTTTACAAAGCTGTTTATGCGTGGCCTGTCAGTGTCTTTTAGCTGTGGATTCCTGATGAAAACCTCATCAATTATCTGCTGGTTCTCCACGTTTTACACTCCCCTTCTTTGTTTCCTTTTCGGGAGTTTCAATTTTGATAAAACCCTGCTGTATAAGTTTCATAGCTTTTTCTTCGCTATCAACAATTTTATGCACGTTTTCCTTCTTAAGCTCAATCATCCCTTACCCTCCTTTCCGGATTAAGCAAGAGCTTCTTTAATATTAACCCATACCAGATCCCAGGCATTATCCATGATGAACAACTCATGGTATTTCCTATAATCAATCTTCCACGCATTCGCCTTCTGATTCTGCTGCGGATCAAATATCCGGATTACATCAGTCTTGCTTATTGCTATAGGGCATCTTCTTGCACAGATGATCCAGTTAATATTCTTTGCGCCGGCAGCAGCAACAAATCCTCCTCCTTCCTGTCCTGAAGTAGTACCGTCATAGAAAGTGTATGCGGTTTTCATCCTGCCAGAAGGTACTTTGACTATCGGGTCTCCATCAAGAGACTTTACCTTTGTATTGAATGCGCCAGAGCTAAAATCCATTACATCCAGTTTCTTTGCTATTTCCGATGTATTCTCAAGGACCGTTGCAGTAGGTATAGCCATGGTGATGACAAGCTGCACTCCGTCTCCTGCAATATCGAGTACTTTCTCGATGTCAGATTTCAGCTTTGTCAATATATCGGATGCGGAAGGCGTATATCCAGCAGTTACCTTCCCTTTGGCTATAGCCCCTGTAGCAATTTTGCTGTACCTGTATGCATCAATTTCAGGCACTACTTTTGTTCTCTGAAATTCGCCCATAACAGTCCCCGCGGCATTGACAAAGTTTGTTTCGTCAACATCCATGGCATCAAGCTGGAATGTTCTGCCTCTGTCCTGACCCATAGTCAGAGTTTGATACCCATAACTTACAGAACCCTGTGCAAATCCGTTATCCCTGTCATAGTCGCCGAGCCCCTGAAGGCTTACTTTTGGAACTTTAATCTCATTTCCACCATTGTATTTTACCTGTCCCGCGTTTGCTTCCATCCATCCGGATGTTGCTTCTGCTACTACTTGCTTATCAAGCTGGGTTTGGAATATTTTTGCGTATTCTAAAGTGTTAATCGGCATATGTTATATCTCTCCTTTCAATGCTTTTTCAAATTGCTGTTCGATTGTTAATGCTTTGGGTTCGGAACCTGAAACAGGTTTGTATGGCGGCTGCATGTCAAAAAGGTAATCATTGTCCTTTTTGATAGCTTCAAGTTGTTCATTAAGCCCTAGAAGCTGTCCGTTGTCAAGCTTAATTTTTTCGATGTCCAAAAGAGCTTTGACGGCTTTTACATTCTTTGCTTTAGCACCCATCAAAGCGACATCCAAAGCATTGTCAAACTGCAGCTGTGAAAGCTTCTGGTTAAGGCTTTCAGTGTCCGTTTTATATTTCTTCTGAAGTTCTGAAAGCTGATTCTTAAGTTCTTCACTTGCACCAGCTGATTTTTTAAGCTCTGCTATGTCATTATCTCTTTGCTTAAGTTGCTCCTTCAATGCTTTGTTTTCTTCATTTACAGCGTCAAACTTGGCTTTCGGAAAATAGCTGCCATCATTTATTACAGCTATTTCTAAATCTTTGCCGTCAGGCCCTTTACCCTTTAATGCCGCTGCAACCTGGTTATATAGTTCTTCTCCCAACAATTCTTTTAAACCCATGTTTTAATTACCTCCTGCTTAGTTTTTTTAAGGTGTTACCCGCCACCCTTGCGGTCTTGTTTCTTTTTACCCTAACAATGCTAAAAAAGGGCAATATAAAAAGCCTTATGGTTAAGGCTTTGCTTTTCTTGTCCTCCCTCTTTTGTTATGGTAATATTTGCATGGAGGGAGGTGAGCTTATATGCAAATAGATTTTGATAAAATAGCTCAAAATGCGCATGATGAATTTATTAAAAAGTTGGTCATAAAAGATTATTCCAGTTTTTCCTCTATTAATCTTCCAGATGATATCAAAGATAATGTTGAAAATTATAAACTGGTAATAGATTTTGTGCTTACAACGATTTCATCTGCATTGAACCAATATGATTCTATTTTGCGCTCTGAGCTGAAGAAACAAGGAGTTCATCTTGAATAACCTGTGACGCAATCAAAAATATTTTTTCAGGATCTATAGGCCGCATTATTTTATCTTCAATTGCGGCTATCTTTCTTTCTAATTCTTCTACCCTCTGTTCTAACGTCATTTTCTCTCACCTCACTTTCCTAACGCAAATTGTCAGCAGCAAAAGCGGTACTAATATGTACAAATCAGTAATTTGCTTCCTCACAAGTGCGTTTAATACAGCAGCGGATGTGAAGCCTATCGTAAAAAGGTTAAAATCATCCACCCAAGACAGTTTTAATATTTCTTTTAATTTCATGCTCCTACCTCGCTTTCAGGGCACAACAAAAGCACCTGCCGTTTGACAAGGTGCTTTTGTTAATATATTTTTTCTCCTCGCTTATACGCTTCTTTTGCTTCATTTAGGCTCATTTTGTTAGGTCCTTTTACATCATCTTCTTTTTCATTTGGGCCGCTATTTTGCCAGCCGCAAACTTCGCATATATCAAACATTTCTACATCTGAACCGCAACAAGGACATTTAATTTCATAACTCATTTTCATCTTTCCTCCTTATCCTTAAATTTTTTAACCTGGTCTAAATAGTATTCATATTCATCTACTGGCTTGAACAGTGTTGATATATGCCCATCTGGTCTGCCAATGACAAAATCATTTGTGCTTTTTCTGTACTTAAACACAAAACCTGCTTTACTAATAAATCCTTCCACATCATCATTTAAAGGTTCAACTAATAGCTTTCTTGCTATATCTAAATATTCTTCTTCAGTGATGTTGCCATATTCTTTTAAGTGTTTTTCTATATGCTCTTTATATTTCCTGTTGTTATAGAAAGTTGATGTGAACCACTTCTTGTCATCTACTGCGTTATTTTTACCATCTGTATTTATTATACCACTATTATTTTTATTTACAACATATTCCTTATACCACTGTTCATAAGTCATGTTGGCAGGCACAGGATACGTTTTCCCGTCCTCGTTCCTTGCAACCCTCGTTCCTTCTTTTTCTCCAAAGTACGGAACAGTAGTAGAACGGCAGAATGGATGCATCGGCGGCATATTGACACCGGCAACTGCTTTATCCACATCATACACTTTGCCGTCATGCTCCTGACATATTTCACTGGTTCTCAAATCCAGCGTTGCTACAAACTCATACTGTTCGATGCCATCATCCTTATAAGCCTGAAGCGTTGCCTGCTCTGCCATAAATGTTGTTTCAGTGTGAAGCAGCCTGTAGGCTTCATATTCTTTGGTCTGAAATACCTTTGCAAAGCTCTCTGCCAATTCTTTAGGATTCTTGCCCTGGATAAAAGATGTTGTCATTGCTTCCCTGAGTTTGTATATCAAATCTCCTTTTTGACGCCATATCCTGTCTGAAAAATTAAGCCCATTAAACGGGTATTTAATGAGCTCGTCTATAATATTTGTATTCAGCTGAGCAAACGCCTGGTTAAATCCCCTATACTGGCCGATATCAAACAAGGTCCTGTAATATTGGTCCTGGTATATGTCTTTTAGCTTCTCGCTTCCGTATTTTTCATAATCTATTGCATACAGCTTTTCCAGAATTTCATTAATCTGTGCTTCCAGAGCCTGATATCTCGTTATCCTTGCTTTAATCGACAAATTTTCAAGTTCCGGATTAACCTTTCCTATACTTTCTTTAGCCATTCTAATAAACTCTTGCAGGTCTCCTTTAAACTCTTTGAGCTCATTAAAATTCAAATAATTCTGTGTTTCTGCAAGGCTTATTTTATTATTTTGGGCGTACTTAAGGTAAAAATCATATACTACTGCGTTTACTTCCCTTTTTGCCTGCTTAAAGGCTTTGGTAAGCTCTTTGTAATACTCTTTCAAATTCTTTTCGGCAGCTTCAAGCCTTTGCTCTGCTCTTTTTTGCCAGTATTTGACCATTATTCTTCACCGGCCCTTGATAGCATATCTGAGTCTAATTCTTTTCGCTCTTTTTCTATCTGCTTCAGTTCTTCTTCGATATCCTCAGTAAGCGGATGGTTCTTGGTCTTTGTCCTCTCGGATATCATATTACCGGACATACCCAACATCTGAACGGTCTCAAGGTCGTTTCTTATAGCGTTCCTGGTCCATGTTTGAATTATATTCACTTTATCAGAAACACCCAAATATTTAAGTATGGCCCTGACAAGTTTAGCCAATCCAAGCCGGAATTCTGTTTCCATAAGGGCAGTCTTAAGTTCCAGCAATGAATATAAAAACTGGAGGCTTACTCCGGAAGCATTGCCAAAGCGCTCCTGATCCGGGTTCACTCCCATGCCGGATATAAATATCTGTTTTCTTACCATTTCCAAAAAAGCGTTCCTTGCTTCATGCGGTATCTCAGCCCGTATGGTACTTACAGCTCCATCAGGAGGATCCACTTTTATGGTCTTGAACTTTTTCAAATCGGCAATAAACTTGTCTCTGTCCTCGTCTCCATATCCTGATATAACAAATATCACTTCCTGGACATCGTCTAAATCATTCGCAAACCCCGACACAACTTTGTCATACGCGTCTATCAGGTCTTTGTACATATCCAAATCACTGGTATGGGTACTGTTGTTGTAAAACGGGATAAATGGCACCATGGCCGTTTTGTGTTTTATTATGTTCGGCACCCCTTCAAATGCAAATTCCAGGTTTATTTCTCCGTTGCTTTCCCGAATGAAGAATGTGCAGTCTTTATCTGTCCAGTATTCATAACGCTGGTATGAAATACCGTCATCCCCTGTAAGCTCATAAGCCCTCAAAACCGCAACAAGTTCTTTCTTTAAATCACTGCTGTAAATAGGTATAACCTGCTTTGGGTCCACTACAGCATAATTAAAGCCGTTTTCATCTTCCCATATATGCAGCCATGCCACGCCACAATTGGAAGCATCAACGGCCAGGTCTTTTATGACTTTGCTGTATTCATCTCCCAGAACATCAACTATTTTTTTGTTTGTGTCCGGGTTCCCGACATCAAACATCGGTGGATAAGAAAAGCCGTAACTGACTTTCTGGTCTACCAAAAGCTTGTGCCAGTTATGGCTTATACGGTTGTCTGCGTTTCGTAAAGGATTAAGGTTGTTCGCTTTAAGGTAATCATCATATTGTCGGTTTAATGCGCCGTTTTCTTTTATGTCATTAGTGTTTCTGTAATATTTTTCTCCTGTTGCTGCCTTTTTAACAAATTCCTGATGCTCCGCAACAAGCTTGTTAATTATTTTCTTTATTGTTTGAAGGTCCATGCTTTAACCTCACTTCCATACACGTACTCCTGAAGTTCTCATTTCATCTTCAAGGGCATAGCGGACGCTGTCGATACTGTGGTTGTTCTTATCCGGATATTCAGCCTTAAAGTTGCCGTTGCTGTCTTTTTCAAGCTCGTAATTAAGAAACTCTCTTAATGTATTAGGGCACCTTTCAGGATCTATAATTATTTCCTCCAAATCCTGCAAAAACTTTATGCCGTATTCCACACTGTCAGGGCCTTTTCTTGCTCCTCTGATATTTATTCCATAGCTTTTCAGCTCTGCAATGGATTTTGGTTCTGCACAATCAGCGACTACCGTTTTATTGCTGGTGTTTTCCTGCTTTATAAGTTCTGCTAACTTTCTATTGCTCATTGCTGCCTGGTGTATCTCGTAGAATATATATAAACGCCTTCTTGTTTTGTCATAATGGCTTACGCTGTAATGGACAGGGTCCACAGCATATCCAAAGTCAAGCCCTCGCTTAATCCTGTCAAATGTTTTTATTTCATCATCTGTTATTTTCCTTGCAGTAACATTAGTAAATATCTCTCCGCCCGTTCCGGTTACTTCGCCTAAATACTCATGCCTATATGCTTTTTCATTAACTTTTTTAAAATGTTCTGCCTCAATCAAAAACTGTTCTCCAAGCCATTCCCGGGGAACAGTCAAATATGTGCTGTGGTGTACTTTTCTGTCAGGTCTTTCATGGAGCACTTCTTCATTTACCCAGTTTCTAACTGAATTTGGCGGGTTGTATGTATAGAATACAACAAATTGCTCACCGCCACGCATCAATGATTGATTAATGATCCGGATTTCTTCCATGCCGTTAAACTCGTCAACTTCTTCATACCAGATGAATTTCACATAACCACGGCTAACCTTGATTGATTTTATCTTTCTAGGTTTATCCGCACCCCTGAACAGTATCTTTTGCCCTGTCGGAATATAGGTAAGCTCCATTGGGTTATGTTTAATGTCCCAATATTCAGTAACTTTAAGCTTTTCTATGGCCCAAATTAGTTGTTCAAAAACGCTGTCTTTCAAAGTTTCTTTTACTTTTCTAAGTGCTACTGCATTAGCGTCAGGGTCTTTCATCATGCCAAGGATAATTTCAATACCTGCAAAAGATGATTTTGTAGATCCCCTGCCTCCTTTAAGCCAGTAGTGTGTATGTCTGTTGTATTTGATATCATTGTGTACGCCATAAAAACTTGGTGCTATAACACTCTTTAAACTCACCTCTGTCATAACATCACTCATCCGTTATATCATCAACTATCTTAACCCCCATATCGCCACTAATGCTGATTTTATCCGTAAACATGCCTAAATGCTTACCGAGCTTTTCAAGCGCAGGGCATTTGTCATGGAGCCTGATTTTCCTTATACGTTTAACACCGCCAGAAGGAAGTTCTGTTTCTGTCTCCGAAACTTCAACAATTGCTGCAGCATCATCTTCGGAAAGTTCGTTACTGGGTTTTATTCGAATGCTGCCAAAGTTATCCCATTCCACAAAATCGGTTATTTTTGCAAAACCTATCCTGGCATATTCACGGATTACACGGTCCTGGCTCACGCCTGTACGTTTTGAACGCTCTGCCATGGCTTCGGCAATTGCTTCTGAAACTGTAGTTTTCTGTAGTAGCTGATAACCTATCTCACTCGCTCTTTTCACGCTGTACCCAGCTCTGATGGCAGCCTGAGTGGCATTCAAATCCACCAGGTATTCTTCTACAAATCTTTGCTGCTTTGCAGTTAATTTTGCCACTCTCACCACCTCACTTTTTGGCAATAAAAAAGTACACCTCCAAATATTAGAATGTGTCTAACATTTGGGGTGCACTTCAAAGGCTCTAGACTTTTTTTATAATTAATTTATTTATTAGACTGTAATGCTTTTATAACATCTTCATATATATCTTTGTAATTGCTAAAAATTTCTTTAAGCTTTTGGTTAACTTTTCCCTCGAAATCATTTATTATCTCATATTTTTCATATAGCTTACTTATCTTTTTTGCCAAGTTAAGATCAAGCTGCGCAATATCATATTTATATCTATCCCATTCAGATATGTGATAAATACCTCTAGAGATGTTGACATACTTTAATTGTTCTAATACTGCACTTAAATATGACCAATCGCCATGATTTTTTGTAAGTGTTTCATGGTTCTTTTGTATTTCTCGTAAGAGAAACATATTTGCGATATTTCTTGCTCTTATAGAATCTTCTTTTTTCTTTGACCTGATATTTAAACGCTGTTTAATCTCTTGAAGCAAAAATCCTACAATAACACCTAATAAACTCCCTGCTGCACTTATTATATTTCCAACTACCGGATTCACTGCTGCACTTGTTATATTCTCATCTATCGGAGCCATTAATTATCTCCTTTCCTTTTAGCAATCAAAAACCGCTTCGGTCTCCCGCGCGGTTTTCATAAAAATTCCATTATAATTAGTATAACATAAGTGATTATGCGTGTCTATTGCATCTTTTTTGCACGTTTTTTGCATCTAAAGGGCATCAGCTCCGAATAATACAATTTTCAGTTTGTTCACCAGTCTATTTTTTGCCCTACATACTGTACTCATGTCACAATTCATTCTCTCTGATATTTCTTCCAGCTTGAGTCCGTCCCAATACTTCAATGGAATAATGTCGTAATACGGATCTTCCTGGATTGTCTCCAACGCCCGCTCTATTCGCTGAATTTCCCTTTTTGTCCGTTCCATGCTGGCTTTGCGCTCCGCTATATATTTTTCTTCCCTTGTTTCAGGATCGCATGCTCCGTATCCTCCACTCCCAGAAATCCGGACAATGTCGCGGGATCTCTCTCTGAGTATCACAAGCCCATTCTTCAGGTCCTCCTCGTCCTGGGCAACCTTCAACCTAAGTGCTGGCAGCGAGTACAACAGTCTTTCCGTCTCCTTGAAATAGTTCCTTTGCCCGGCGTCTGCTTCCTCATTGGCTTTTTTGATAGCTTCAGTAGCCTTCTTGACTGCTTCGTCTACAGACGTTTTTATAATTTTTTGTACAATAGGATCAATTGTTGACTTTTTCCCCATCAATGCACCCCTCCTTGTCTTAATTTGCTCTTTTGTCATGCTGCACCATCCCTCACTTTCTCAATCCTGGCCTTAACTGCAGCCATTAGCGCCTCCTGTCCTTCTGCTTTAGCCTGCAACGCCTCCATAACTTCCTCATCTATGGTATCCTCTGCCACCAGATGATGGATTATCACGCTCCTTTTTTGCCCCTGTCGATATAATCTTGCATTCGCCTGCTGGTACAACTCCAGACTCCAGGTCAACCCGAACCATACAATCACATTCCCGCCGTCCTGTAAATTCAACCCATGGCCAGCTGATGCAGGATGTACCGCAAGCAACTCTATCTTTCCGTCATTCCACTCCGCTATATCCCTGCTGCCATCAACACCCTTTCTCAAAACCCGGCACTGTGGGAAACGCCGCTGAATTCGCTCCAGGTCATGCTTATAGCTGTAGAACAGTAAAACCGGATGTCCATTTGCGGCTTCTAAAATATCCTCCAGTGCGTCAAGCTTTGCACTATGGATTTCCTGCACTCCTCGACGCTCATCATACGCCGCGCCATTGGCAAGCTGCAGGAGTTTGTTTGACAATACCGCTGCTGTATTTGCCACTATATCCGCATCCACCATGGGAAGCAGTAAATCCCTCTCAAGCCTCCTATACTTAGTCCTGGCATCATCACTTAGTTTAATTGGTATAACTCGGTCTATCCGTTCAGGCATTTCAATCCAATCTTCAGCTTTCATGCTCACGCAGATATCAGAAATCCTCTCAAATATTGCTTCCTCGGATTCTTTTTTTGCCTTCCAGTCATAAACGATATGGCCGCTGCGAGCTCCAGGAATAAAATATCTATCCCTAAACCCTGTTATGGTCTTGCCAAGTCTCTCTCCCTGGTCCAGCAAATAAATTTGACTCCAAAGGTCCATCAATCCGTTTGGCGTCGGTGTGCCAGTCAATCCAATAATTCTTTTAATCATTGGTCGCACTCTCCGTAGTGCCCTGAACCGTTTTGCCGAATTTGACTTAAAGCTGGATAATTCATCAATAACCACCACATCAAAATCCCAATCGCTTCCAAGATAACTCACCAACCATTCGACGTTTTCGCGGTTAATAACATACAGATCTGCTTCTGCCTTTAATGCAAGTTCCCTTTGTTTTCTACTGCCAAGAATTTTTGATATTCTAAGATGCTTTAGATGATCCCACTTTTGGCTTTCCCGGCTCCAGGTATCCTCGGCCACCCGTAAAGGCGCGATAACTAAAACTTTTGAAGCTTCAAACATATCGTAAAGCAAGATATCAAGGGCTGTTAATGTTATAACGGTTTTGCCTAAACCCATTTCGAGGAATAACCCAATGGCAGGAGTATCTAAAATTCTCTGTATCGCGTATTCTTGATATTTATGTGGTTGAAATTTCATTGATCTTTTCCTCCGAATCGATAATTAAAACCTTAAAGCCTAGTTTTTTTAGCTCATCGTGTCTCTTCTTTTGTAGTGAACTTGGCTTCTCGCCTGGAGCTTTGGTTTCAACAAATATAACCCTGCCACCAGGAAAAAGGCAGATGCGGTCCGGCACCCCCGACGTACCGGGGGAAACAAATTTCATGCATTTACCGCCGATGGCTTCAACTTTATCTTTTAACTTCTTTTCGATTTGTGACTCTCTCATATTAACCTCCAGTTTTTAATAATGGACACAGAACACTTACGCGCGCGCGTATACGCGCTTAAATGTATTTAAGTTATCTTTTATCCTCTTTCTCCTACTTAATTAACTATTTCTATTCAATATAGAAATTTTACTGTTCTTACTGTTCCAATATCTTTTTATCTTACAGTTTTAACTGTTTAAGCTGGAACAGTAAGATTATTTTTACTGTCCTTTATTGTCCATTGCTGTTCCACTGTAAAATTTTTACTGTTCCTACTGTTCCATTTTTGAGGCTTACTGTTCCACTTTACTGTCCCACTTTGCAGAAAGCTGTTTGCCTCCCATAAATTTTAAATCTTACTCTCCCTTTCCGTTCTTGCCATTCCGGGAACTTCCGCAGGATATCATAAATAGGTCTTGCTTCCCATACTCCAAACTTTGCAGGATCCTGACCCAAAGCCTCAGCCCATATCTCCGCAGCGCATACTCGGGTTCTCGGTATATTGCCCGTTGGATTTTCGAGATATTGCCGTCTTGCCCACAGGTCCATATCATCCCAGTTTTCAGGAAGTGGCGTTTCCAGGTATTTTTGTATCAAGCCCTCCCGTGGATCCTCCTCAAGATGCAAGCCTTGTATGCGCTCGGCCTCCGCGGCAGCTTCCTTGTCGAGCTCCAGCGATTCCCCGCGCCTGTATAACTCAAGTGCTTCTGCCCATATTTGCCCCACCACTTCATCAGTGAGATGTTCCCAATGGTTGAGTTCTTTTTTCTCCGGATATACAACCACAGGCCAAAAGCGACGATTTCCTGTAGTGTCACGAAGGAAATTGTTATTGTTCGTTGTTCCGAAGAATACGCACTTTCGTGGGAATTCCGATACTTGGCGGTCATATGCCACGCGATACCGGTCCGCTGTTTTCGAGAGAAAAGCCTTGACCTCCTCAAGCTCAGTTTTTTTCATGACCGATAGTTCTCCAAGCTCGAATATCCATGCACTTTGCAGGTGCTCACCAGCTTCCTTGTTCTCAAACGTCCTGAGAGAATCAGAAAACCATTTTCGTCCCAGTTTTGCAAGCAGGCTGCTTTTACCAGCTCCCTGCGGTCCTACAAGCACTAGCATATAGTCAAACTTGCACCCCGGTTCATATAACCGTTTCACTGCGGCCACAAGCATTTTTCGCGTAACTGACCGTGTGTAATGAGTATCTTCAGCTCCCAGGTAAGTAACAAATAGCCGGTCAACCCTGTCGATGCCGTCCCATATGAAAGACTCAAGGTATTCCTTGATGGGATGGAAGGTATTTGAGTGCAATACTTCAGTGAAGGCATTCTGAATAATTGCAGCTGATTTAAAATCATACATCTTCCCGAAATAATGAAGCAGGCGTTTATCATCGGCGCCAAGCCACGGCTCGTATTCCTGTTGTGGTCTTTCGCGTTCGCGCCAGGGCAAAGGGCCTCTGATGACCTCGGTGTTGCCGAAAGCATCATAGGCCAGTATACCCTTAAACGGACCGTTCCTGAGGATAATTTCTGCATTCTTGGCCGTAGGATACGGCATGCCTGTTTTCGGGTTTATATCCAGAAGTGTTTTCCACGCATCGGGGTCTTCCGAGTCATCGATGACAGTTTCGCTGAAATCTTCTTGTACGTCTAAAAGAAGCTCCTTTTTAACTGCTGGGTCATTCGCAGCAAATTTGAGCATCGCCTGATAGCTTGGGTATTTGCTTGTTGGAGTATGTTCCTTTACGTCCTCATCCAGGTGACCGAATTTATGTATTCTGATGAGGTCGAAGATATTATGGCAATGGCCATCATTAGCCGGGTCGCTTTGGTGCTCGCTGTATGCCCAGACGTCGTCATATACTCGGAGGCCTCCGAAAGAGGTCCCGTGTATATACGTCCAGCGGTCGGGGTATTTTGTCGGCTCGTATATGTCTGAAAGAAAAGTTTCAATGCCTTCCCTCATCCCATAAACCCGGCAAAATACTCCGATCACACCAGGCTTCTCTTCAGGATTTCCTAGTTTTTTGATTTCAGTATTGATTTGCTTTTCACTATCAGGGTGCCGCGGCCATTCTGACGGATCTTTCCAGTCAGTATATTCAGCCAGGACATCATCCACTTTGAGTGGATTTCCTTCACCAATAATGAGCTCTGGCTTCGCATCCTTTGAGCAGCTGGGCAAATACATGAGCCGGTGGACGTCAAAGGTTGTTTTATCGAAATATTGCATGCCGATTTTATCAGCTATTTTTCTACTTACGGCTGCATACTCGTCCGGCAGCATAGCCCGGTCCGTTGGACAGATTAATCGGTATTTAAGCTTTTGCGGTCGACTGCTGTGAGTGGAGTATACCGCATACGCGTTGCCAGCAAGAATCAAGTCAACGGTATAAAGAAAAGTATCATTGGCATTGTCGGCATCCAGGGTAATCAGCCAGCGATTTTCTACATTCTCTTTCTTTCTGCGTCCACCCTTGATGAAGCCCCCGACAAAAGCCGGACCGTTCTTGATCCGGTCTCTGTTTTCTTTTGCCATGGCGTCATATTCGGCCATAGTCTCATTCGTCCTGCGGACCTTTTTAAGATATTTTTCCAAGAATTCTTCCCATTCCAAGTATTCAGGTTTCCAATTTGTATCTGATCGGTTTTTACCGAATGATATTTCAAGCATACATTCAGCCTCCAGTTGCTTTGAAAAAAGACGACGGCGTGTCTCTCGTGCCAGTGTGTCATGTTCAAGGAGGTGCTTCCTCCTTTTTATAATGGTTTCGTCAGTGCCACCAAGCTGGTGGAATACGTACGTATTAACTACATCTTACAGACACTGACATGTGACAGACTTTGAATTTGACTTTTTCGCCTTGCGACATATTCAATATCCTATCTGCATGTTTTTCATTTATCGGAGCAAATCTGCCTAACATCTTATTTATCCACGCTATAGCTTCTTCTGGTGAACCACATTTCATGGTGTCTTGTATTATGTTTTCATCTACAAAATTGATCCTGCGGCTTACCCTATACATAAAATCACTCCTTCACATTGTTTTCATTTTATGGCTTAATCCCATTCAAATCTTCCAATAAGGTCAACACTCTGTAAGTGTAAAAAGCCTCTGCTCTTTCTTTTGTAAGGTTTTCTGAAAAGGTGAGCGTATAGCCTTCTGTTTGCGGCAAAAGATCCCACTCTTCCGTATTCACCATGTATTTTTTTGCTTCACATGCCAAAATGTAATCATCCGCATCTTTTACAGCTTTAGCTGCATCGGCTTTTGGTTTTGGTATTTTGAAATGTGCGTAGATAGCATCCATAATACGAGATTCAATTTCAATAACGCTCCCGCCAAGACATTTTTTAAGTGGTCTGGTTATATCCCCTATATAGGCTTCAGGAGCATCGTGCAGTAATCCGTATAAGCGTGTAAGCTTGTCATAACCACGCTCGCTTAAATATTTTTCAACGTTCAGACAGTGTACGGCAACACTATAGGTTGTGACCGTGTGGCCGTTGAAGCGGCAAATCTGACTGAGTGCATGAGCGATATCCTCAATACAAACCTCTTCTGGCCGTGGGTCAATAATATAAAAATGTTTACCGGTGTACGTTCCAATCCAATCTCCATATCTCATAAAAGCATACCTCACTTTCTAATCTAAAAAGCTCATATCATCATCAGGCGAAATACTCCGACAGTTTATTACTGCCTGTTCGTAATAGCTGTTCTTGAGCTCGATTCCGATTCCTCTGCGTCCCATCTTGATTGCCGAGTATACCTCGCTACCGATACCGGCGAATGGGCTGAGGACTATATCATTCGGATTCGTCCAGAGATGTATTGCTCTCTCGATCACATCGAGTTGAAGTGGGCATATGTGCCGTTCATCTCTTTCATCCCTTGCCGGGTTTCGGTTCAGGGTGTTGCTTTGCCTGATGTCCATCCACACCGGCGAGGCATATCTCCGCCATACCTGATGAGAGTAAACAGGGTCTTTATTGTAAGCCTTATGTTTGTTGTATGCCTCAGGGTCTGGTGTTGGCCTTTCTATTCTTGGTGCTTCTGGCTCATTCTCTCCCACAAAACTTGTAAAGCCTTCAGGATGTGCAACTGGCTCCGGGTTATCTCCCGGCTTACGTAGTGTTATGAGGTAGTCCGGTAACCCCTGCCTGCACAAGGCTGAATCTTTTTGTATCTGCTTATGCAGAAGTCCTATGGCTTTTGTCCTTGTTGCCTCAACCAGTGGATCTTTCCATATGACAACCTTAGAGTGATAGATGAACTTGGGGCCCGACGGCTGGTACTCACTTAACTCTTTATTCATGTTTTCAATAATGCTATTAAGCCTTAGCACTCTTTCGGCTTCTCCGTTTAGAACTGCCCTATCTCTTCTTTCTTCTAATCTTGTTATAGCTTTGAAAAAATCTGCAGCCTCATCATCTATAAACGTCCTCAGCAGATCTCCAGGAAAATCTTTTAAACCTATATACCCATCTCTTTCCTTCATAGCTGGAATATCCATACAGTGGATTGATATTAGTCTGCCAGGCATCATCACCCTGTACAGCTCCTGAACGAGAAAACTCATATTGAGAAGGAAGTCCTCATCCTTGCAATTCCCCATATCCCGTTCACTGTTGCTGTAGGTATATAAGGAGGCAAACGGTGGGCTGAATATGCTATAATGTATGCTGTTTTCCGGAATGCCTTTTAAGACTTCGATACAATCTCCGTGATACATAGCCCATCTATCGGTAATTACCTGATTAAAAACTTGAGGCATTTTGCACCATCTCCTCCCACTGCGGTAATCTGATTCTTTCTTTCGGATCATATGGTGTCGTGATACGCTTTGTAGACTGGAGCTCTTTTTTGGTGATCTCTTTGGTCAGTTCAATCATGGCGGTCTGCATCTTTTTGGCATCTTGCGTCTTGCGTTCAATATTCTCTTTTACACAGCCTTCTTTAGCACTGATGACGATATGGACATTCACAGGTTTTTTCTGCCCAAAGCGGTAACACCGTCTTACTGCCTGGTAATACTGTTCATAGCTATCGGATAAGCCGACAAAGATCATATTGGAGCAGCTCTGCCAGTTCATCCCGAATCCGGCGATAGAAGGCTTTGTTACAAGGACCTTTATTTCTCCTTTTGAAAACCCTAGCATGGCAGTCTTTTTATGTTCTTGAGAGTCATTTCCTTTTACCTCTACTGCTCCTGGTATCGCCTTTGTGAGCGCTTCTGATTCGGCATTAAGGTCACACCATACAAGGCATTGACTGTCGACACCCTGAGCGATCTCTGCCGCCTTTTTGACTCTGAGCTCCAAGCTGTCCTTCCTTGCTTGCCTTCGCTGTGTGAGCGTAAGTGGTTCTCTAATAGGCTCATCAGCGTCTACTATATGTTCATGAATGATAAGTTCTGGCAGGATATACTCGTCACCTGGATATCCGAGGTCTGCAGGGTTACTAATAAATACAGCCCAACTTGCCATCCACTGCCAGAAAATATCTTCTGCATGGCGCTTTAGTCTCCATTTTGAAGTGTCTCCGCCATCGTGTACGAAGTACATGGATAACATTTCTGTCCGGCTCATCACTCCAAGGAATTCGCTATGATTTCCCAGTTCCATATAATCGTTTGGTGCCGGTGTAGCAGTACATGCAAGCCGGAAAGGTGTCTGAGAAAAGCAATCAATAATTTGATTCCGGGTTTTGGAGCTATAACTTTTTAAAATTGAGGATTCGTCCAAGATCACACCGGTAAATTTATTAGCTACAAAATGATGCAGCATTTCATAATTCGTGATGTTAATTCCCGGAAGGACATCTGCCTGACTCCGGCAGATAGTCGCTGGAATACCGAATTTCTCCGCCTCACGTTTAGTTTGTTCCGCTACTGCCAGCGGGGCCAGCAGGAGTATATTACCCCCGGTGTGCTGATGCACCTGGTAGCCCCACTCTAACTGCATCGCCGTTTTGCCAAGCCCACAGTCTGCAAATATGGCAGCTTTGCCCTTTGCCAATGCCCAACGGACGATATCGCATTGGAAATCATATAGCATAAGGTTTAAATCATATTTGTTTATATCAAATCCTGAGGATTCCAGGATAAAGCGTTTTTTAAGCAAGAATTCATCGTAGTTCATTTGTTCTACTCCTTATCCACTTTAATCCTTCCTGTAAAATTCCGTTTCAAACGCATCTGCTCTTAATGGAAGTCCCGGAGCCCACTTAATCGGCTGGCTCATAATGTCGATAACATCTTGCAATGCATCTTGCTCTTTTGGTACATCGAGAATAACTTCATCATGAACATGCAGCCGAATCTGATATCCTGCCTCTGCCAACCTCATCATGCTGACCGCTAAGCAATCACGGGCTATGGCTTGAACAAGATTCTCCACCAGTTTGCCGCCATATGTTTTCTGTCTGCACCATGTTTTCTTTACCTGGTCGATGCCTTCATAGGTTAGCCCGTCTTTGTCGAATCTGGAATCTCGTTTTATTTCTGGTCGCACATATGCAAGGCTTCTGCCAGAAGGCAGATCAGCAAAAAGAAAACCTTTTTCATATCGATACTGTACGCCATGAGCTAATTTAACCGTTCGGCGTTCTTTTACCGCTGTTATGGCAGCCTTTTCTGCGTTGTACCATAGCTTCACTATATGAGGGTTTGATGCCCGCCAGCCTCTCACAATATCCGGCAACTCCTCCTCTGTCAGTCCGCTTTTTAGAGCCCCCATCCTGATTAGAGCATCAGGGCCGCCTTGATATCCACACGAAAGCGTTGCCACTTTCCCCTTTGCTCGCAGATGATAATTCTCCTTCCCTTTTTCGATAGTCTCGATTGGCACCTTGAACATTTGCGCTGCCGTTGCTTCATATATTTTTCCGTGACTCTGGAATACGTCGAGCACCCATTTTTCATCAGCTAGCCAAGCAATAACCCTGGCCTCGATTGCTGAGAAATCAGCCACGATAAAGCGGCAGCCTGGAGACGGGATAAAAGCTGTCCTAATAAGCTGGGAGAGTATAAACGGCGGACTGCCAAAAAGCATTTCAAGTATCTCGAATTCTCCATCCCGGAGAAGTTGTCGTGCTAGGTTCAGATCAGGAATTTTATTTTGCGGAAGGTTCTGAACCTGAATTAATCTGCCTGCCCATCTCCATGTACGGTTTGCACCGCAGAATTGGAGAAGCCCTCGTGCTCTCTCATCTTTGCACATACACCTTTTCATAGCATCGTATTTGTCTATGCTGGTTTTCGCCATTTCCTGCCGTAGCTCTAGAACCCTTCGAACATCGTCATCTTCTGTTTGGTCAATCAGTTCCGGCATGTAGTCCTTGCCAAGCCCATTTTCAACCGATAACCCCCGTTTTTTCAGCCATTCTGTAAGCTGCTTGACACTGTTCGGGTTTTCAAGTCCTGTTAGTGCTTTTGCCTCTACCTCTAACCGAGCAGAATATCGGGCATCACAGGCAAGCGCTTGTTTGACTAATACCGGGTCCAGCCTTACCCCTGCATCATTAATTCGCTGATCCAACTCCCAAAGCTTCCACTCATGATCCGGAACCGGATACTTTTCTAGTTTCTTCCGCAGCTCTCTTTCAACTTCAACATCCTGCCTGTTGTACTCTATAAACTGCTGCCACTTTGCTGGGTCATGGTGTGGGAGGTTTCTTGTCCTGCCGCCATTTGACTTTGTAGGCTTGCAGGGTACAGAGAAATACTTGATTAAGTTTTTACCTGCTGTGTCCTTCTGTGCTTCCAATCCCAGGACTTTGGCGACAGCTTCCAAGCTACCAGGTAATCCTAGTGTTAAGGCGTGGACCATTGTACAACGCCATTGCTCTGGGTACATCGGTATATTAAAGTGTTTTGCGATACAGGTTCTTTCAAAGTTTGCGTTGTAGGCTGTTTTGATTATTGTTGGGTTTGTTAGAGCGTTCATTACTTCATCTGGCAGAAATTCGAAGTTTGCTAAGTCAATCACTTGTACCGGTTCATCATCAAAAGCATATCCGAATAAAAGAATTTCAAAATCTGATGCCTCAACATATTTATATACTCCAACTTCTGTAAGGTCGTAACTACTATAGGTTTCAATGTCTATTGATAAAATACACATTTTACTTTGACCTCTACTCTCTGTAATCATCATATATTTCCAGTTTAAATACTTGTGGATTATTCCAGTCTCTCGTTAAAATTACGTCTCCATATTTCTCTTGAAACTTTAATAACTCATCTAATGTATTTATTTCTACAAACCAACCAACTGCATCATTTGGGAATTCTCTTTGTATATATCCCTGCTGATTTACAGAGTGATTAATGCCTTTAGATAACCAATTACCTTCTATCTCTCCAAATTTTTTGTCAAACTCTTCAAAACTTTCAAAAGTTCTTACTTCTATTCTTGTATACCTTTCTTTTATTGCTTCTTTGCAAGGTTTTCTGTCATTTCCTAGTATACTTGTTCTAGTTATTTTGAATTTCATCTTTCCCACTCCAGTTTCACATTTCTTTTCAGGAGTAAGAAGGGCTCTTTCGAGCCCATTCCCCCTGTACATTTTTCAATCCAACATGCCATCATCCTCATCATCATCCACAGGATCAAAGTCATCTTCAGGTCGGGATCTGCCACCAAGGTAATCGCCGTCAGCCAGCTTCTGGACATTATTGAGTCCGCAGGCTATACCCTTGTTACCTGATTTATTGAACGCATAGAAGTTGATGCTGACCCGGGCATAACATCCGGAGTATACCTCTGTGCTGTCGATAATTTCGTTCAGATTCTTGTCTACAATGCCAGGTTTCTGCTTACTGGAAGCGTTTATAACGTAGTGGCCTTTGCATTCTTCGCCATACTCTCCGCCGTTTGGCTTTTCACCGTCTCCATCGTGTATGGGGGTCTTCAAGTTTGGAGGAAGTTTCCCACCGAATACTGAGGATATACCTGCCTGCTTTGCAGCTTCTATTGCTGCCTTGATCTTCTGAATAGTTACCTTATCCGACTTCGGAATGAGGATCGTACAAGAATATTTCGGCTCCTGTCCGTCTTCTACAGCTCTGGGCTGGAAGAGGTTGCAGTAGCTGAGTCTTACCTTGCCAGTAACTACTTTTGTGTCTTTGTTTGTTATTGCCATATCTATCAAATCTCCTTTCAATTTAATAAATCCTCTGAAAAGTCAGCTATTGCTGAAGCAGTCGATGAAATTTCAGGCCTCTTGTCACTCTCAGGAACCAGTGTTGGCTTGCCTGCTGGCTTGATAACAAGGTCTTTGAGATATTTTTCAAATAGCTTTTTGCCAAGCTTCTTTTCCATTTCAGTGATTCCCCAAATTTGCCTTGGCGCGTAAATCACATCATCTGCATAGCCTTCGGCTTTGAGTTTGTCGGCTACAGCATTTTCATCAACATATTTGCGGTTGCTCCTGCCTTCAACAAGCTTCCAGCCGGGGAATTTGACACCGTGATTCACTGCCTGGTCAAGTGCATACTCCTGCACATCTTTTGCCCATTTTTGAAGCTCTTCGGCCTTAAACAGTATTTCAGCTATTTCATCATTAGAGAGTAGAGGTGGTTCCTGGAATTCATATTTTGCTATTTCAAGGTTCGCTTCTGCCCTCGCACGGCATACAGATTTTGCTTTGCAGAATTGGCAGTGATCCCCTGGAACAAATTCGCCTTCTCCGGCCATGGCTTTTGCGGCTGCCGGTTTTACAACTTCATCTCCCCATTTGAGTAGTTCCGATACCGAGACATCATCTGATGATATGCTGTCAAGCCTGGGCTGTACAATTGTCATACGGATACAGTCAAAGTCATAGAGCAGCCCAAACTGATTGATTGCTCCCAGAGCATACAGTCGCATCTGAGTATTGCCCTCTGCTGATACCGGTACCCCCTGGCCATATTTCAAATCAATTATCTCGAGCATTCCATCCGATATGATGATGACATCACCAGTGCCAAAGCCATCAGGTACCCATTCGGAAAAATCCAATTTTTGTTCTAATAAGATAAGGGTATCTGGACAGTTCTTTTTTGCCTCCAGGAATTTCTCTCCGACGAATGATACATACTGCTCTATGTATTCCTCCATACTCGTGGAATAGAGCGGGTTCTTTTTCATCTCTTCCAACTTCTTTTTATATATGGTAGGTTTGATGATATTTGCCACAGCCCTACCTAGCCGTAATTCGGCTAAGGCATGGGCAAAGGTCCCCTCTTCTGCGTATTCTGATCTTGAATCTGGAAATTGCTGTTCCAACTGGGCACTGGGTGTACAAGTAATCCAGCGCTTGGAACCGGATGCAGATAAGATAGCGTGGGCGCGTTGTGCTTCCCCCATCATAATCCCTCCGCTTCTTGCATCAGAGCAGCATAATCCTCTTCTTTGATTTCTGAAAGCTTCGTCGCCCCGAATTTCTCAATGAGTGCTTTTACCTGTGCTTGTTTTCCTGCTCTGGAGAGACTAGCCAGTTTCTCTCTGACTTGTACAATGGTATAAGTGGTTTTTTCATTGATTGTTTCAGGTTTCTGTTCTCCGGTTTTTAGTTTTTCTTCTTTCTCAGATGTGTTTTTTTTAGCAAGTCTTTCTGCAACTTCAATGGTTTCACTCTTATCGAGAACTTTTGAAGCAGATCCTAATGCTTTCTCTTTTAACTCCATGGCTGCTGCCAGATTGTTAATTGCCGCTTCCAAACCGGAGGCGACGATATTAATTGTGATTTCCATAGACATTTCAACCTCCATGTGATAAATTATTGTTGGATAAATTTTTATGGGCGCTTATTTATAGGCGCTTTTTCTTTTTGTGACAGCTATAACTAACCCATCATTAACCTGTACCTCATATCCCATTTGCCACAGCAATAAGCAGTCATTTATAGTGACCGGCATAGGCATTTTGGGTTTACGCCTAAAAAGCACGGCTATTCACCTCTCTTTCACTCTTTTTTTTTTAGCCTGTTTGCTTTACACACTGGGCAAAGATCGCTGTTTTTCTTCCAACTCTTAAGGTGTCGCTCCAGGGTCCCTCCTTTAATGTGGATTTTGCTGCTTGATGAATTACTTTACGATTTCCTCTTGATGTTTTTCAAAGTAGTCTTTCATAGTCTCGAATAAAATCGGTATCAGAGGTGTATAGTCAATTTCCTCATCCTGGTATTCTATGATTTGACGTGTTATCTCTTTTGTTTTTAAATTTAGACTTGACCTCATTATAGCTATCATTGCTATTCGCTCCATTTATTCTTTGTTTAATAATTAACTAAAATTACTCAATTGCGTAATTTCTTTATTCAAAAAAATGTCATCCAATGAAAATTCTAATGTTTTCGCTAATACAACTAAAATATCTATGGATGGACGTCTTCTTGCTGTCTCAATATCGCATAAGTATTGAACTGAAATCCCTGTTCTTTTTGAAAGTTCAGTTTTAGTCCATCCAAACTTAGTACGTTTTTGGTTTATTACACTAGCAATAATATTTGTATAAGCCATAGATTCCACGGTATCACTCCTCTCATTAGTTTTACGTCATTGCGTAATACTATATTATTACACATTTGCGTAATTTTCAATTATTCAATGCGTAAGTTTTTACGCATTAGCATAATTTATATTTCAAAATCTGCGTAATTCTTTATAATACTTTGAATTCCTTTGAATTATAGAGATAATTACTAATTTTGGTATTTTTGTTGTTATTACGCAATTTGCGTAATTGCGTAATTTTGCTATATTTTTATTTGAGGTGATAAAAATGGATGTTGGACAAGTTATCAGAGAGAATAGAAAAGAAAGGAAATTAACTCTAAAAGAGTTGTCTCAAAAAACAGGCATTTCACTATCTTTTTTAAGCGATATTGAGAGAGGAAGAAGAAAACCAAGCACAGAAAATGCTATAAAAATTGCTAATTCATTAAGTATTGATGTATCCTTATTGTTGCCTAAAGAGGTAATAAAGGCTATATCAACCGAAAACACCGTATCAGAACCCAACACCCCATACACCCTAAAAACAAAAGATATAAAAGAAATCGAGGAAATACTAAAGCAAACCGAAGAACAACTACTAAGCGCTGAAGGCCTTATGTTTGATGGAAAACCTGCATCTCCTGAAACTATCCAAAAAATACTTGATGCTATGAGGATAGGTATGGAACTGGCTAAAAAGGAAGCTAAAGAAAAATATACCCCAAAGAAATACAGAAAATAAATGTAATTGCGAGTGATGAAAATTGGACATCAAACGCTTGGTTAACAGACTTGTAAGAAGATACGGTACCCGTAATCCTTTTGAACTTTGTGACTATCTGAATGTATTGACTATTTTTTCAGATTTAGGCGATGAAGTCAGAGGCTTGTACAGGTACTATAACCGCAAAAAAATTATTTTCATAAATAGCCTCCTGGAAAGCAATGAACAAAAAAGAGTATGCTGTCATGAACTTGGACATGCCTTAATGCATCCTAAAGTCAATACGTTTTTTCTCGAGACTTTTACATATATGCCAAGAGACAAGTACGAAATAGAAGCTAATACATTTGCCGCTGAATTACTTGTAGCTGATGAAGATATAAAACAGTATTTTGGTACTGGATATAGCCTGGATCATATAGCCAAAGATCTGGGGGTGCATGAATCTTTAGTCGAATATAAAATTAAGAATATGTCAAATTGTTAGGATTAAAAAGAATAAGGTGGTAAAATGCAGACAGGAATAGCTTATGCTCGATATAGTTCGGATAACCAACGCGAAGAATCTATCGATGCTCAGCTTAGAGCTATCAATGAATATGCCCAAAAGAACGACATTGTAATAATAAAAAATTACATTGACGAAGCTGAATCGGCGCGAACCGATGACCGGCCAAATTTTCTCAAGATGATGGCTGATATAAAAAATGGACTTATCAAACCTGATTGTTTATTGCTTCATAAGGTTGATAGATTCGCAAGAAATAGAATCGACGCTGCTTATCATAAATACTATCTAAAAAAGAATAGAATAAAAATCTTATACGCAGACCCCTCACAGCAATTCGGCGACAATCCAGAAGGAAGACTTCTTGAAGGCATAATGGAAAGTTTTGCTCAGTACCAATCTGAAAACTTGGCTTCAGAAGTAATGAAAGGCATGAAAGAAAATGCCTATAAGGCTAAACATACCGGAGGAATTCCGCCTTTAGGATATTCCTTAAATGCCAACAAGGAACTGATTATTAATGAATCCGAAGCTATTATTGTAAGAAAAATATTTGATTTATATAATCAAGGATACGGTTATAGATCAATAGCAAATGAACTGAATTCAAAAGGATTTAGGACTAAAACTGGGAAGACATTCAGCCAAAATAGTATATATGACATACT